TCACACGGGCTACACAGGTGCCACCGGCCCCACAGGTGCTGCCAGCACTGTGCAGGGTCCCACAGGCTCCACAGGCCCCACTGGTGTCACGGGTTTTGGTCAGCGTGGTCCCACGGGTGTCACTGGTGTCACAGGCTCCACAGGTCCCACTGGTCAGCAGAGCACAGTCACAGGGCCCACGGGGCCCACGGGGCCCACAGGTGTCACTGGTGTCACAGGCAGCACTGGAGCCACAGGCGCAGCCAGCACAGTAACCGGTCCCACAGGCAGCACCGGAGCCACAGGGGTCACTGGCGCCACCAGCACAGTGCAGGGGCCCACAGGCAGCACTGGTCCCACAGGCGCAGCCAGCACAGTCACTGGTCCCACAGGCGCAACCAGCACAGTCACAGGTGCCACGGGCAGCACTGGAGCCACTGGAGCCACAGGGGCCACTGGCCCTACCAGCACAGTGCAGGGACCCACAGGCGACAGGGGCAGCACTGGGGCCACGGGGGCCACTGGGCCAAACAGCACAGTCACAGGCCCCACAGGACCCTCGAGTGTGGGTCCCACAGGCGTCAGAGGTTTAACTGGCCCCACAGGGGCCACGGGTCCGGGACTAGCACCCAACTACACAGTGGCAGTGCTCACAGGCTCCACGCCTGTGGTGCCAGCTGCACCGCCGGGTCAGTTGGCCTATGTGACTGATGGTGTGCTGCCGTTGGCCATCAGCACTGGCCTAGTGTGGGTATACAGCAACGGCACATCGGTGTGAGCCTGCCGATAAATACTGCCTAGCATAGGATCACATCATGGCCATAGGCAGCAACGTCAATCCCAACTATCCCATTCCGGGAATAGATCAGTCATCCAAGGGATTCAGAGACAATTTCTCCACTATCAAGGTGGAGATTGAAAACCTACAGGGCAAAAACATTGTGCTGCAGGGCGATGCCACTGGCAATGCCATGATAGACAGTGGCACAGGTCAGGTCACCATACAGACCACTGTGTCTGTGGCCAATGCCGCAGCTGGTGGCAGCAACTACAGTGTGCAGTTCAATCGCAATGGGCTGATCAAGGGCGACGGTAACCTCTTGTATGACTACGACAACAACACGCTGATCGTGGACGTGGCCAATCCAGACACTGTGTATGCTGTGGATGCCAACAGCACCAAAATACACAATCTGCTGAGTGTGCAGGGTGATTTCAACAGTGCTGCAGTGGTGATATCCGGGGCAGACACCAACTATCCTGCGGTGGCTCTCAGCAGTGAACAGAACAACGGTGTGGGACAGGCCAATCTCAACATTGCCAATGCAGACGGAGTCACTGTGGACACCCTGAACATACAATTCAATGGCAGCAATGGTGCACAGTTCAATCTCAATGGTCTGGCGGTGGGAGCAGTGTATCAAGCTGCACCCGGTGGTCCTTTGGGCTATTTGGAAGTCTATGCCGATGGTCAGGCTGACATTGGCAACTTCTATACCACCTATGACAACAGCGACAATGGCCTGCGTCTGCAGACCGCAGGACCCAACAGCACTGTGGGCCTGGTGCTGCAACAGACCGCTGCGGATGCTGTGGCAGGCATACGCATTGGCCAGACTGGCAGTCTCACTCTGCACACAGGATTGAACAACGGCGCTGATCTCAGTGACAGCAGCATAGTGGTGGCAGTGGATGTCAGTGGTCGCATGGGCGTGGGCATCACCGGCCCACAGTGCAGATTGGATGTGGACGGGGGCCTGCAGTGGACACTGCCTCTCAGTGCCAATGTGTTGGCTCAGACCGCTGGTGTCATAGGTGTGGTCATAGATCAATGGCTGCTGACACAGTATCGCAGTGCAGACTACACAGTGCAGGCAGTGGACAGTGTGGGCACTGTGGAAATCACCAAGCTGTTGGTCATGCATGAAAACGGCACAGCCTATCAGCAGGTCTATGCCAATCTCAACAACACCATGTTGCCCGTATATGCGCCAACATTGGGCAGCATAGTGTCAGTGACCAACGGCGATGTAGTGCAGCTGATCTACAGTGCCATAGCCGGCAGCAGCACAATCAAAGTCAATGCGACCTACATAACTCTATGAAGGACCACTCATGACCACTACCAATCCTCGAATCTTTGGCCAGGCCAAGCCCGTGCAGCTCATACCGGTCACACTGTGTACCATACCACTTGCAGCTGGAGCACAGATCAGTCTGTTTGTGTGCAATCAAGACTCAACAGTGGATCAGTTCAGCATAGAACTGATACCCAGTGGTGACAGTCCTGATCCCAGCAGATACATAGCCTATCTCACGCCCATATTGGGCAACGCTGTGTTTGCTGTGGCTGGTGTTAGTATGAGTTCCGGCGACAGCATTGTGGTGGTCAGCACCAATGGCAACTGCAGCTTCACAGCCACGGGCTTTGAGCTGATCAACTGATGAAGTGAACTGCCACGGGCTAAAGCACCGTGGCTTCCTGCTTCATCCCAGTTCTGGATAAATATCCTGCAGACACACAGGGGCACACATGGCCGATAACCTAGTGAAATTCCCAAGGGCACGCAAGCGACGCAAGCAGCTCACGGATGTGCTGGTAGAGAGGCTGACCAGCGTGGAGGGTCATGTGGGCATTGGTCGCGTGCCATTTACCTGCGTGGAATGCAGCAACAGTGCTGTGTTTGATTTTACCAATGCCATTTTCAAAAACATAGTGTTTTACTGTGCAGGCTGTGGACATGGCTACCGAGTGACCAATCCCATGTTTGCCGAACCCACAGTAAAGGTTCGCATCATTACCAAACGCGGTTGATACTAGACCACAAGGCCCTTAAACTACACACATGAACGATCATCCATTGAGTTTAGATCACAGCCAGCTCAGCAGCGAAGAACTGGAAAACCGGCTCACCCAGCTGAACAAGAAATGGCACACAGCACGACGCATGAACATGGACCCACAGGTCATGCACCAGTTGGACCTGCTGCTGCAGGGACTGGAATATGAGAAACAGCGACGCCACACACAGACCGACCATACCAGCGGGGTGGTCATAGACACGGACGGACAAGATGCCAAGAAAACCTAATCCCAACATGGGCACCACACTGGGCAGCACGCACAGATTTCTACGTCTCATGGACCACAGCCTGGATATCATGGACTGCCATTTTGATTTCAACCTCGAGGTGCAGAGTGGATCTGGCATGGATCTGCAGTCAGATGTGATCAGTCGCATGAAGTTTTGGTTGGATCACTGTTTGGAAAACTGCATCATAATACCATGCGACCAAGACAGCGGTGCAGACTGGCTGGACAGACTGGACAACATGCTGATGTTTGCGCCCAGTGCACCACATGATTTCCTGATTCAGGTTTTGGTACATGCCAAGCTGCAGGCCATAGGCGGTGCCACTGTGCAGATCACCGGCAGTCACATGGTCAGCGATCATGGCAATGGCTTTGGTGTGTGGTTTGATGGAGATCCCAACGAACTGCTGCCCAGTCAGCAGCAATGGATGGGCGAACGCTGTTATTTTGCACAGCCATGGTGGCACAGAAACGATCCCAGTGCTGTGGATATTGCAGCAGGGCCCGATGACGACATCACTGTGAAGCCCAAGATCAACCTGGACTGGGCCAGCATAATGCCTCCGCCACCTGCAGCACCCAGTGCTGGCACAGGCAAACCTGCTGAGATCATTCGGCCCAACTTCACACCTCGCATCATCACTGATGACTGATCTGCAGCTGAGAACCATTGATTCACAGGGAGTGGTCACTCTGCAGACACAGGGTGCAGTGGAAGCACTGTATGCGGGTCACGATCTCAGCGGCTGTGTGCTGGAACCCAGTGAGCACACTGATCTCTATGCTGCAGGCCTAAGGCTGCTGGACATGAACCTGCCACCGCTGTGCACAGCTGCTGAGCAGCTGCCACAGACAGACTGGTATGCACAGTGGCACACACCCCAGCCATGGCGCACACTGGATGTATTGGCTCACTGCACAGCACTGTGCACCACTGAAGCTCAGCTGATCCGTGTGTGCGAAGAATATGTGCTGTTTGAAGAGCGCAACATGATCCCTGTGCTGCGGCATCTGATCTACATGGTACAGCTGTTGCGGCAGCAGGGCGTGTTGTGGGGTGTGGGTCGAGGCAGCAGTGTCAGCAGCTACATACTGTTTCTCATAGGCATCAATCGCATAGACCCCATGAAATTCAATCTGGATGTCAGTGAATTTCTCAAATAAGTAACTGATCAGGAGGAACACATATGGTCACGAGACACATGAGCATGCGGGGAGAAGTGGTGGACATGGAACGTTTGCGTCAAGTGCATGGCAATAGGCCAGCTGTGGGCAATGCCAATCTCAATGCACGCGGCGACAAGCTGGGACCAGGCGGAGTGGTGCTCAAGACTCAGGAACAGATTGAAGCTGAATGGGCAGCAGCTCGTGCCAAACGTGCTCCCCAGCCAGTGGACATCAAGGGACCCAATCGCATGGAACAGGCCTTGGCACATCTGGCACCCAAGCAAAAACCTGCCATAGTGCAAGACGATCAAAACTTCGCACCACCAGCACCCAGCCGTGCCACAGCCACACGCCGCCGCAGTGTAGACACAGACTGATGTCAGTGGTGCAATTCACAAGACTGGTACCAGTGCGAGGCACTGTGCTGGTACACAATATTGAGCAGGGCGAAAAGCGCACCCGAGGTGGCATCATCGTTCTCGACGACAATGGCAAGGAGATAGGAATAAAAGCTAGATGGGCACAAGTTTGGATGAAACATCCCGAAATCGATGAAATTGAAGTTGGCGAGTGGGTGTTGATAAAACACGGGCGTTGGACACGCGGCATCGACGTGATCGGTCCAGATGGTATTAAAGTCACCATACGCAAGGTAGACTGGCCAGATGCGGTCATAGTTGGTTGCTCAGAGTGTCCTATTGAGTATTAGGTTAGCTTAGGAACAAACAAAGTTACTTCGCTGATCTCGTTGTTGTTGCATCCAATCTCGTTCCCATATATAAACCACCTTATAGCCTAGCATGGTTAATCCTTTTACACGGGTCAAAGTCTCTTCGTATAAATGGCGAAAAGTCACGTTACGTTTGGTCATTGTCTGATCAGGATCAAATACAGCTGGATTGCCATGCCAATAATCTCCGAGGAACTCATATACTGTGTTAGTTGACGGATCAAATCCGTCAAAAATATAATTAGTATCTGGTCCTTTAATCTTGTATTCTGTGATCAATCCATCTATTTTCAGAGAATTCAACCAAATATTGCCAATCTTGCTGCTAGTATAACCGGTACCACATTTTTGGCAACTTGCACCATCCATATGGTACCTAGCAACTTGCTGGAATGCGCCATGCTTGCTACAAATGATAGTAACCTTAGACATCTTGTCTTGCCATACTACTTGTGAATAATCATAGATATTGTCATGTGTTTTTGAAGCCCTATCTATAAATTTCTGTAAGTTTAATTTGCGAGGCGCGTTTTTGACAGTGGATGCAGCTCCAATGCTTACTGACTTACAACCTTGGCAACCATTGCCACCTCTGTGATGATCCCATACCTGCTCAAACACACCGTGAACTGGACAGATGATCCTTATCTTGTTCTTGCTCTTGGTGCGCTTGCGTTCAGCTAGATCATGTTCAGTAAGCAGAGAGTAATCGTATTTGTTGTCGTGTTTCTTGGAAAACTTCTTGATGTAGTCGTCTAAGGTTTTGGCTATGGTACCGTTAGGTACATACCGCTGATGTCCAACTGGATGCCTGCGATTCTTGTTAGCGGCAATCTTATGACCGCAAGCCTTGCATTTATGTCCGCGCATGTGCCAAAGTGCACGCTGCTGGAACTTACCGTGTTCTGGACAGATTACGGTTATCAGCGCACTTGTATTGCGTAATTCAGTAACTTCGCTATAATCATAGAAGTTGGCATGCGCTTCCTTGGAAGTGGCAAGGAATTGAGATAATGTATAGAGTTTCATGTGATTCTCCGAGTAAATATTCCGTGGGACAGCCCAGTTCCGAGCTGGGTTTCTTGCTGTTAGCGCAGCAAGATTACCACAGCTATTTACCAAAATTTCTTGCATTGACTGATCTCAGCTATCATGTTACACTAACTGGTAGCATGGAGAACAGCGCAGATGGCAAGAGATACACGTTTATGGGTTGAGGCACACCGTCCGAAATCAATCAAAGATTATGTGTGGGTCAATGACGCACAGAAGTCACAGGTCGAGGGCTGGATCGCTGACCGGAACATACCCAATCTCTTGCTCAGCGGCGGACCTGGTATAGGCAAGTGCCTAGGTGCAGATGAGAAGATCACGATTAGAGTTGATCGTTCCAGATTGATCGAGCCAAACAGTTCATACTTGGATAACAGCCACGCTACCAAAGTGCAGTTGGAAATACGCATGTTGGATCTGTTTGCCATGTTGGGTTGTGAATCTGCTGCGTACGAGCAAGTACAAGACATATCTCAAGCTGGGATCACAGTCAACACACCAAACGGTTGGCAACCCATACAGGCGTTGGTGCGCAAGCACACGGCCGCAGCCAGATATTCGCTGGCCAATGATCTAGATGTGGTCTGTGCTACCAAGCATCTGGTGTTTGAGAATGGACAGTGCAAGACCATAAACACCTGTGCATCAGTTGACACCATCACTGGACCCGTGGATATCATAGGTAGCGAATATCTGGGCGACCAAGATCTCTATGACATCGCCATACCAGCTCCACATGTGTACATGACTACTAACGGTATCCTTCATCACAATACCACGCTGGCCAAATGCTTGTTCAACGAGCTGGGTGTAGATGACATGGATGTCAAATACATCAATGCCAGCCAGAACACAGGTATTGATTACCTGCGCAGTCTCACTGGGTTCGTGGAAACCATGCCCATGGGCGAGTTCCGATATGTGCTGTTGGATGAATGTTTAGATGAAGATACTATAGTTTGGGTTCTTCGCAACGGGACTGAAACAGGGATAGCTATCAAAGATTTAGATCAATCGAGTGATTTGGTGAAATCATATAGTGTTGAAAACCAACGCATAGAATGGCGGCCTTTTGAACTTATGGATAAAGGTGATCGCGAAGTCTTAGAAATAGAGTTTGAGAACGGTGAGGTCGTGATATGCACACCTAACCATAAGTGGTACGTCGAGGATTCGAGCACTGGTGAACCTAAGGTAGTACGTGCAGACGAGCTAGATCAATACCAACACATATTAACGACATAAACTGATTATCTTATTAGCAATACGCAGGTATAAATATCAGGAGATCATAGAGGAGATCAATCCGTGATAACAGATGATACCAGGCGACTGCTCAAGGAAGCTGCTTTGCGCAATGGGTTAGGTGGCAATAGATACAGCCACAGGAAGGTGTTCACTGATGCTGAAATACAGCAATTATACGAAAAATATATCAGCAGTGGTAACAGATTAGAATCACTGTTCAGTGACAAGTTGTGCAAGACCGATAAAGCATGGTTGAATGATCTCTCGAGACACATGGATAAAGAAAGCAGGTTACGGTTCACTGTATTATTACGTGATAGATGTTGTAACGCTTGCAACATTAAGATTGGTTTATCAAACTTAACGAGATCATCTGCCACAATAGGAACATATTGCAAGTCTTGTACAGACAAAAGGGTATGGGCGAGATCCGAGCACATCGGAGATGATAAACTGAAACAGCGAGGCAAAAAAATAACCAATGCAAAACTTGCTCATTACAGCAGCGATAAAGGAGACATTACCAAAACTATCATAGGTGCTAAGAACAGCATCAAGATGAAAGCATGGTATTCAACAGCTGCCGGACTTGAGCAAATAGAACGATCAAGGGTGCGCAATAGCAAAATAATGAAAGACAAGATACGCAATGGTGAATTTACCCCACGCATAACCAATACTTGGACACATTGGACAGCCACCGCTATAGTGAATGGGAAATCACACAAATTCCGCAGTAGTTGGGAAGCTTGCTTCTGGATCTGTAACCAACATCTAAGTTATGAAACTTTGCGCATCCCCTATGAAAAAAATGGGGAACAGCACACATACATAGCAGACTTTCACGATATTATAACCAACACGCTTTATGAGATTAAGCCCCGCAGCAGCTTCAATGATCAGATTGACAAGATGACCTGCATAATCAATCATTGTATTAAAGTTGGTATTAAATTCGTGTGGATAAACGAAGACAATATATGGCAATGGATAGATGAATCCATGATAGACGAAGTTAATAAACCGCAACTAGACAAATTGAAGGGTATACGTCGTGCAAAAGCTAGCGATTAAGAGCATCAAGAAGGTACAAGGTCATCGTCGTGTTTATGATCTGTCAGTTGATAGCAATCACAACTTCGTTATAGGTAATAACAAGCTACTCACTCATAATTGCGATTATCTCAGTCCAAACGCACAGGCCATGCTGCGCAACATGATGGAAGAGTACAGCAACATCTGCCGTTGGATCCTGACCTGTAACTATCCACACAAGATCATCCCAGCACTGCATTCACGCACGCAGGGCTTTCATATTGAACACTTGGATCGCGAGCTGTTTGTAGAGCGCATAGCCAAGATTCTGTTGATAGAAGGCATTGATCTCACTACAGAAAATTTAGAAATCTTAGACGAATACAGCACGGTTACATATCCAGACCTGCGCAAGTGCATCAACCTTTTGCAGCAGAACTGCAGTGATGGTGTGCTCAAAAGGCCCAGCAAAGCTGGCAGCCATGGCAGCTTGGACTATATGGTTTCAGCAGTGGCACTGTTCAAACAAGGCCGCATACATGATGCCAGAAAGATTGTCTGTGCACAGGCACGAGTGGAAGACTATGAAGAAATCTATAGAATGCTGTATCGCAATTTGGAATGGTGGGGCGCCAGCGAGGATCAGCAGAATCGTGCCATTGTGATTTTAGCCAATAGGCTACGTGATCACGCGCTGTGTGCTGACAGTGAGATGAATTTAGCAGCCGCACTTATAGAACTGGCCAATCTAGCATAGGTCAGAACGCGGGACCGCTGTCACCTGTGGGGCCGCTGTCACCTGTGGGACCTGTGGGCGCAGTGGGTCCTGTGGGTCCTGTGGGTCCTGTGGGATTTGACCAAGGAGGTGGCAGTGCTGCAGAAGGTGGATTTATGCTGTTTTGTATCTGCTGGTCGATATTGCTTTCAAATCCGGCAACCTGCGTTGGACCCATAGCAGCGATTACCCAGGCCTGAACCTGAGGCTGTGTCAATTGGTCAAATGGAGTAAATGGAGATCCAGCTGTATAGGTTAGGGCCTGTGTGCCATATACCTGCGCAGTGACGGGAGGAGACATGTCGTTTGAACCAATCAGCACCCAGTGCACTGTGAACACCACGTCTGTTTGTTCTGCATATGTGGGGTACACATCAAATTGTGGAAAAAACCATGTGTAGCTATTGGGCATGTTGTGTCTCTTGCTGTTTGATATATGTATTTATGTGTGTGTTATTTTTCGCAAAAAAAATCCGTGGTGCAGCTGTGCTGGTCTGGGCCACAAGCTTTCAACTGCATGAACACAGCCATTGGTCAGTGAGCATGCCTCTGCCCCTCCAGACTGCTGATGCGAGATTCCAGGTCATGGATCAGTGCTTGCTGTGCTCGCAGTGCAGCAATCAGCATGTGCACCGTGGGTTCCAGCTGCATCTCACCCTGCGAATCATGCACAACATGCACATACACGGGTTTCATTGTGGTGTGTGACAGACGGTTTTTCATGAGAGCTTCCTGCAGGCAGTGCACTACTTACCTGCAGCAGGTTGCCCCTGATCACAATATCAGGTGGCTGCAGCAGCGGCTATTTCGGCCATCACAGCAGCAACTTGGTCTGACACACCCTGGATCTGATCCAATTCATCATGGCTTGTGGCAGCTGTGATGGCAGCGATCTTGGCATCCAGCTGTGTCTGCTGCTCTGCAGTCAGTGTCACTGCGTTGTTGGGCAAGCCAGATGCCATGGGTTGCAGACCAAACTCTGCTGCTGCTATCATTTGGTTCTTGCGATCATCCACAGCAATGTCCCAGGTACCGTAGATCAGCTGTGCGGGATCTGTGTCAAAGTTCCACACATGATCCAGCCAACCCTGCCTATAGGGTATGATGCGGGCCCGCACTTCCACAGCAAGGCGCCAGTCGTTGTTGCCCACACCCTCGGGCGGCGGCGTGTCCCAGACCTGCACTGCCTTGCCATTGCGTACCTGTACGTAGAGTTTTGCACTCATTGATTGTAGCTCCTCAAATTTCTAGGTTTTCGTTTCTCATGCTGGCCCTGCCGGACTTGACACGATTCTTGATAGTGGTGGGACCCTGCTCGTCATAGGCATACTGTGCCATCTGATGCATGGGCACGATGTCTGCTCGCAACATGACATCCAGCGGTGCTGAGATGCCATATTTCAGCACCTGGCTCAGGAGGTTCTTGCCCACCACAGGATCAATGCTGTAGGCATGAGCCCTGCAGATAAAGTGCCGGTTGTGACCATCTGTGCCATGCGGCGGTGTGGCTCTCATCTGCCACTGCTGCTTGACCTGTTCAGCTGATCCCAGGAAGCCCAGGCTGTTGAACAGTGCATGCTCGGGGTAGCGCGCCATCATGATGGCATCATGCTCCAGTATGACCATGCAGCGATCTTGTTCCACGCACTGGACCCAGAGGCTGATATGCGACAGTGCACAGGCCACTTCTGATCTGGTCATGTAGTGATCAGTGAGTTTGAGCATGCTCATGAACTGCCCATGATGTGCAGGCGGTATGATTTCAGCGCCTGTGCCGTCATAGGCATCCCAGAATTCTGGTCGCATGCCCACGGCTGTGACACTGTCTGCACAGCGCTGAGCCAGTGCACAGCTCTGTGCATGGCCGGGTATGCGTATGATATGGCAGGTGTCGGTCTTGACCCCAAAGCTCCAGTAGAGTGATCTCATGCTCAGCTCCTCTGCCAGGTCTGCAGACGTGCCTTGACTTCGTCAAAGGGATCACGCCATTGATCAAATGCTGTTTGGCGTATCAGTGTCATGGCATCGTAGTAGGGTGTGGTATCTCCTGCCATGGCATAGAGATAGTAGGGCATCACAGGTGTGATGACCCAGGTCTGCACACCCATGGCTGCTGACAAGTGGCTCACACTGGTGCAGGCACTGATCACCAAATCACAGCTGGCCACAGCTTCGCGCGTGTGCTCCCAGCTGTCCAGCGGCACTCTGCGCACCCAGGGTGGGCACTCGTCAGCACCTTCGTCGCGCTGCAGTGATATGAATTCTGCGCTGTGGCTCTTGACCGCATCAAACAGCAGCTCACTGGGGAATTTCTTGTGATGGTCCTGTTCAAAGGCACTGTTGCCCTGCCAGCGCAGCCCTATGCGCGGTCTGGCACTGCCTATGGCCAAGGGTCGGCGCAGATAGGGCTTGCCGCTGATGTCACTGAGTTCAAAGCCCAGTGGTATGGGTGCGCTCATGCCCGGTGTCCAATAGTCGTGATACACTCCAAATGCTGCTTCGTGTTGCACCACTGTGCTGACACCTGTGACATCCACAAACAAGCTGGCCAAGGGTCCACTGCAGCTGACTATGACCCTGTTGCCACGAGCTGCTATGGGTTCTGCATAACGCACCTGATGTATCTGATCACCTAGACCGCCTTCCAGATTCAGCAGTATGGTGCCACGAGTCCTGCCATCCCACACAGTGGTTGGCACGTCTGGCTGGCGATTGCCAAACACACCCACCGTGCGCCCACGATCCATGCTCTGATAGCCCTGCTGAATCCGGCCCTGACGCAGATAGTACCAACCTCTGTTGTAGGCTGCTCTGTGATTATGTGGTTCTTCGCGTTCCAGTTTCTGTGCTATGCGCCAGCCCTCGGCAAAGTCTCCCAGAGTGCTGGCAGCCAGCTGCAGATCAAGGTCATGCAGCTGTGGTTTGGTGCGAGGCTCTGGCAGCCAAAACTCCGGCTGGCAGAATTGATGATAGTGATGCAGCAGCAGATCGCGTGGATCATCCGCATGCTGCCGAGCCAGACAGGGACGTATGTCGTGCATGCCTGCATAGCCATGCAGGTTTTCATCATCTTCCTTGACACTGGTGCCATCAATGGCTTGAAAGTCATAGTCAAACGGCTCCAGACCCAGGAACTCGTGCACTCGTGCCAGCTGGTGCTGTGGATCTGCCAGCAGATCATCATATTCCACAAACAGGAAACAGTGCGGTGCATACTGGTAGCCCTCCAACAGGCTTTGGTACGCGGCCTTGAGGTGATCCATCAGCTGGCCAGTGTGGATGAAGTCGTCCAAGTGCCTGGGTTTGGCAATGCGCACAAAGCTGGCCGCACAGTCTGGCACGCTGCGCACTGTGGCCACTATGCGAGGTTCTCGGCCCAGGACCTTGCGCATGGCACTGAGTATGATGGGTATGGGCCAACCACGACTCTTGTCTATGACCACAGGTGCAGCAGTGTCACTGTAGAAGTGCTCAATGGTGCCTCGCATGGTCTGTGCCAGCTTGTCGCGTGTGGGATCATTTTCGTTCAGCAGTCCAGTGCTGCTCCAGGTATTGGCCAGACCATCCAGCGCATGCACCAGCCCACTGGTGGTGCTGACATGTGTGGCAGGATTTTGGTTCAGTATGGCTGCCAGCACTGTGCTGCCAGATCGTGGGATGCCAGAGAGAAAGTGCAGGGTCTTGGTCATGTGAGTTTCCTTGTTGTTATTATAGACCAGCAGCCCCGGCTTATCAAATTTTTTTGACTGGACAGATGCCGACCAGTTCAGCTGCGTATGGCCAAAACACGCGGGGCATTTGGATTTGTAAACAGTTTAGCCCAAGTGTTGGCAGCACCAACCTGTTTAGGACTGCTGTATAAGGTGGTGTTGCCCAGACCCAGCTGTCCATAGTTATTCTGGCCCCAGGTCCACAGAGTGCCGTCGGCCTTGAGTGCTGTGGAACTGTCGCCACCACCTGACACTGTGAGCCAGGTGGTCAGCAAACCAACCTGTTTGGGACTGCTGTAACCGGCGACGTTGCCCAGACCCAGCTGCCCTTTGGCATTGCTGCCCCAGGCCCACAGAGTGCCATTGGTCTGAGTGGCTAAGGTATGAGTCCCGCCACTGGTTACCGCAGACCATGTGGTCAGCAGTCCCACCTGCTTGGGACTGCTGTAGTAGCTGGTGTTGCCCAGACCCAGCTGTCCATTGAGGTTGTAGCCCCAGGCCCACAGTGTGCCATCGGTCTTCAGTGCTGCGACACTATTCGCGCTGATACTGAGACTACGCCATGTGGTCAGTGCACCAACCTGTTTAGGGCTGCTGTAGTAGGTGCGGTTGCCTAGTCCCAGCTGTCCAGTAATGTTGGTACCCCAGGCCCACAGTGTGCCAGACGTGCTTATGGCAAAACTGCATTGGTCACCAGCAGACACGCTGGCCCAGGTGGTCAGCACCCCCACCTGTTTGGGACTGCTGTAATTGGTGACGTTGCCTAGACCCAGCTGTCCAAATTGGTTATATCCCCAGCTCCACAGAGTGCCGTCAGACCTGGTGGCCAGACAATGAGAGCTACCAGCAGACACGCTGCTCCATGTGGTCAGCAATCCAACCTGTTTGGGACTGCTGTAATTGGTGACGTTGCCTAGACCCAGCTGTCCACTGCCGTTGAGGCCCCAGGTCCACAGCGTGCCAGGACTCTGCAGTGCCGCAGTCACACTGCCACCGACGGTGCCCTGTGTCCATGTGGTCAGCGCCCCCACCTGTTTGGGACTGCTGTAGTTGGTGGTGTTGCCAAGACCCAGGTATCCATATTGGTTATATCCCCAACTGTACAGACCTTTTGGTGAACTAGCCGCAAGGGCAGCCCAGCCAAAGGCACTGAGTGAACCTGCTCCTCGAGTGATTATGGTTGGCATGGGCGATTCTCCTCAATACTGTGCTTGACCAGCCAACACTGTGTAGGTTGGTGTGGCTGCAGTTTTGATAACTGTGTAGTTGTAGACGTCTATACAGCTGACATGGCCCGATGTTGGAGCAGCATTGCCCTGCCATCCCACGGTCACACCGCTGTTGCTGCCATCCACGGTGATGTTGCCATTCCAGTAGGCTGTGGTGCCCATGGTGGCTACGAATGCTATGCTAACGGCCTGCCCCACGCCCAGCACCGAACCCAGTGTGCTGGTGCTGCTGTGAGTGATGTTGACATTCCAGTTGGCAGTGGCTGGCGCTGTGTAGTAGACCACGCTGGCATTGCTGAGATTAACAGTGATGTTGCCACCCCAGGTAGCTGCGGCATTGACCTGTACCTGTTCACTGATGTTGGTCAGCAACATGGCCGGAGTCGACACCGTGCCCGGAAACACCCCAGTGCCCAGGGCTGTTATACCGTTGTTGACAAACACATTGCCACCCCAGATAGCCAGAGCATTGCCGGTTGGAATGTTGATGACCGAGGTACCGATGCCGCTGGGTGCAGACAAATACACGGCACTGCCACTGAGCGATAGAGCCCCAGAATTACCTTGGTTAAGGTACATGTTGTACCCGTCAGTAGATGCCAGATATGCTGTGCGACCCGAAGCGGTTTCAGTAAAGGTAATACTGGGGTATGTGCCGCT